AATTTATTGAACCATAGTGGGATCCCGAATAGAATTGGCTCATTTGGATATATTAAATTATCATCAATATCATAAAGTGTTATGTACACTCTTTTATCATAAGAATTATATGTAAATTCAAATTGAAAGGTTGTCCCTGCAATAGTTACATCAGTTATATATGGAATAGATTCTTTCATTATATTTATTTTCATTTCTATACTCCTATTATCTATGGCAGTTTTATATGCTCACTTTGTAAATCTCCTTCCCAATCCTTTACTCCTGAGCTTTTATTTTTAGTAACAGCTTGAGCAGCACCTTTTGTATTCTTTTTACCTTTTGTTGCTGTTTTTATCTTTGTTTTATTTCTAACACTAGCTTTAGCTTTTGGACTAGGAGAGGGAATCATAGAAACATGAGCAATTTTTACTTCTACCATTGAAATAGTGAATTCTGTATAATATAATGAAGTTATAGTATTCTCTATATTTGTTATAGCCATATTCTTATACAACTTAATCATGTACAAATCTACAAGTTCCCTTTTATTTCTAAGCTCAAGAACCTTTTCAAAAATTTCTTTGTGATTAGAACCAACAATTTGAACTTTAAATGATAGCTCTAGTGCATTTTGTGTTATGTTATCAGCTATTTGAGTACCATCATCTATTGGTACTGTTGGAACATCATTAGAATAAGTCTCTGAGATTCCTGAAACTAATTGAAGTTTTATATTACCTAATAAAATTGGTGGAGTTTTCTTTATATATTTATCAATTTGGTTAGAAATTGAATTTACATTATTTAGAAAACTACTTACTTTACTCATAATATTTGTAATTGAAAACATCTATATTTCCCCTTTGGCTATTTCATTTTGTAACATCAAATCCTCTAATTTTTCTACTATCATTTCACTGACTCTATTCCAATCCATTTCTTTTGCTCCAGACATATTTATAGTAAGATTCAATATAATTTTTTTATCTGACTTATTGAAACTCTTTGTATTTGTTGAATTACTTATACTAGAAAAGTCATTACTTTCAGAACTTGAATAAGCATTATTCTCTTCAGCTGTCAGAACCCTTTCACCTCGATGAAGCTCAGCTATATAGCCGTCGAAAGGAACATAATCAAGCCCTGTTTTATGAGTACCATCTATCATAGGACTATTTGTATTTTTTTTCTCCCTATCACTAAAAAACCAAGATATTCCTGGTAACGATTTTATTTTTTCACCTAAACCTGAGAAAAAACCTTTAATATTTTCCCAAATTTTAGCAACATAATCTAATATAAAATCAAAAGCTGATGCAGCAGTTGACTTCATTGTCTCCCACACTTCTTTTAATTTGTCTATTAGTTTAAAAAATACATCAACAGCTTTGTCCTTTAAACCTACGAAGAAATTGCCTATATCTTGAATCTTTGAATAAAAATATTCTTTTAATTCTGTAAATTTACTTTTTATTTTTTCCCAAGAGTCATTTAAAAAATTAAGTATAGAGCTAAATGTTGAAGTAAATATTGTTTTTAAATTTTCCCATAAGCCTTTTAATTTACTTATTAGTTTAAAAAATACATCAACTACTTTGTCTTTTAAACTTACAAAGAAGCTCCCTATATCAATTATTTTGTTATATAAATAACTTCCTAATTCGGCAAACTTTGCTTTTATTAAATCCCAATTTTCTATTATCAGTTTCCCAACAGTAATAATTAAACCTATTGGGCTAAGCCACATAAATATTTTTTTACCAATATCCCATAATGCTTTAGCAAAAGCTTTAATTTTATCCCATAATGTAGATAATTTAGCCTTAATCTTCTCCCAATTTTCTATTAATAATTGTCCTAGTTTTATTATTAAACCCATTCCTGAAAAAAGTAAGAAAACCTTAACAAAACCTTTTATCTTATCCCAAAGTGAAATTAATTTTTCTTTTACAAGATCCCAGTTTCTATACAATAGGACGCCAATAGCTATTACAGCCCCAATTGCAAGCATAATCGGATTAAAAGAAAGAGCTGCTAATGCAGTTTTTAAAGCTCCAATTAAAACTATTACCTTATTAATTACAAAAATCCCAGCTATTGCACTTGCTAGTGGGATTAAAACTTCTTTCCACTTAACAATAAAATTTATTATTTTTTCTCCCCATGAAATTAGTTCACCAAAGATACTAGATAAATTTTCTGCCCATCTAGTAAATGTTCCATCTTCTTGAAATTTTACTAGTGTATTAGCTAGTGGTATGATAACTCTATCTCTAAGAATTTGAAATGGAGAGTTTTCAACTATATCACCAAATTCATTAACTCCTGCAAGAGTTGAAAGTGCTGATTTAGTTGCTCCTGATATAGTTGATAATCCTCCCTTAAATGTTTTAGCTTGCTTTTCCATTGCTCCACCAAAACGAGAGTCTATCATTTCAAATAAAGTTTTATTAAATAACTCTAAGTCATTAATTTGCCCTTTATTATTAAAAATCTCTAAGCCTTTACTTTTACCAAACTCAGCGATCATATTCTTAGTAATTCCAAATTCTTTTAATCTTTCAAGTTCTCCAGTTCTTGCATCAGCAATAGCTTCAATCGCTTGATCAAAACTTTTCCCCATTCCTGAAGCCATATCTCCAATCATTTCAAGGTAAGTTCTGTTAGTTGTTTTTAAAACTCTATCTCCTTCAATTCCATAAGACTGTAATTTTGTCATCCCAGAAAGGACTTCATTTGTTTCAAATGGAGTTCTGTTAGCAAATCTACTAGCCCATGCTAGTTTTCTTCTTGCCATATCAGAATCTTTCAATACAGTTTCAAGTGTATTTCTATACTGTTCAATATTTCCAGCACCATCAATAGCAGTTTTTATTGTAAAGCCTGCTGCTAATGCTGTAGCTATTCTTTTTAAAATACTAAAAAATGAATTTGCTTTTTCTTTGCTGTTTTGAAATTGTTGCTGGGCATAATTACCAAAATTTCCTAAACTCCTACGAAGTGAGATAAATCCATTTCTTAATTTTGAAATAGCAGGAAAGTTAGCTGTTATTTTAGCTTTCAAGGCATTAAAAGTTGTACTAATCTTATTTTTAAAAGCAACTAAACTTTGTTTTACTGAACCAATAGTGCTTTTTAGATTCCCAAATGTTGAACTAACACTATTTTTAAAATTTGACATATTATTCTTTAAATTTCCAATTTGAGAACTAATTTGATTTAAAGTAACTTGTCCATTACCTACAACTTTAAAAACCAATGATAACTGTTCTAACATTGCTAACCCTCCTTTCTAATTTTTATTTTTTCTTTTTGCATAATCAGCCCAAGCTAATTGTAAAAGCATATATTCTTCGTAACATAGATCTTCAACAGGCTTTTTATAGTATGGAATCTTAGATTCAAAACAAACATCAAATCTTCCTTGCTTAATTTTCCTTATTTTCTCCAAAGTTTTTAATGAATAAAAAGGGAGTTTGTTGAAATTCAGTTATAATCACTGTAATAGTTTCTAAAGCTTCTTGATCCATATTAAAAAATTCTATGTCTCTAGCTTCCGTAGGCTGAGCTATAAAAGTATTCAATAATTTCTTACCTATTGCTAATTCATCTTTTTCAGATGAAAGCTTAAAAAATGTATCTGTTGAAACTCTTTCAATTCTAAAAGGTCTCTCTATTGTTTTAAAATCTTTTCCTGTCATCATCAAATTAAATTCTAAAGCTCCTAAACCCTCAGCTTTAAAAGTTATATTTGATATATTCTTATCCTCTATTTTTTTTAGAAATTCTTTATTTTTTAATTCTTGTTGCTCTGTTTTATTTATTTTATTTTCCATTAGTTCATTGCCTCCTTAACACCTACACATACAAGTTTAAATTCTCTTGAATCAGATTCTCCATCATTTGCCAATTCACTTTTATTTACTCCAATTTCTTTTATTGTTACGCCTCTACTATATTTAGAAATTGAACTATCTTTAAAATATCCTGAACCAGTTATTCTGTTCTCTGAAGCATCTAAAAGTATTTTTTCATCTTCAGTTCCACTTGCAACAGTAATAGTTATTTCAAGATTTGGATCTGGACTATATAATATTCTTCTCTCTCCATAAATACTTTTATCAGATGACTTATATTGGTCTTCAGGAGCCCCAACACTCAGACTTCTAAAATTTTTAAAAGTATAACCATTAAAAATAAAAATTTTTTTACTTAAATCAACCATTATTCCTTACCTCCAATATCCTTATTAGTTTTCATTAATGTTAAATCAATGAAATAAGCCCAGTTTCTAAGTCTGAAAAGTACTTTCGGTCTTATAAGTCTAAGCCCTCTTTCTGTTGCTGTCTGAGTCACAGGAAAAACTGTATATTGATATTTGCCATTCAATTTAGCAAGTAAATTATTAGCTCCCATTTCTTCCATAACATTGTTTAATGTTTCTTCTAAAAAGGCATAGCCTTCCTCATCTTGTGGAAATCCTTTTTTTATCATTGCTTTTTCTAAATTTTCATTTAGGTTTACAATTATGCAATCAATAGCAGTTGTGTCATCTAAATAAGTTCCATCTGTTGTTTTCCCACCATTAGCTGTAATATAACCTTCTGATGTTCTTTTCTCTACAAATGTAATATTATTTTTTGTAAGTTCAGGCTTTTTAGCTAATTCAGTGTCTGCTGTTACTCCTTGTAACTCTATCATTGAACTTCTGTATCCTGCTCCTTTTGTTATAACTACTCCTGCATAAGCAGCTGCTTTATACTCCTTATCCGCTTCATCTTTTTTTAAATTCCAAATAGGTGCAATTCTATCAGACTTTAATGTATCAGCTAATGGATAAGCTTTGACTTCTGTTATATAGATTCTTCTATTTTCAGTTAAAAAAGAACTTACAGCTTTCATTGTTTCAACACTATCAAATGTTGTTATAAGGGCATACCACTCTTTGTCTAAGCTTTCATTTAGTACTTCTTTCAACTTATCTTCTATCTTTTCTTGCCCACTTACAGTAATTCCAACAACTCCAAAGAAATCAGGTTTTAAAATATTCCCATCTCCATCTCTTTGTCCTAAAAATTTTTCTACTAATTTATATACTTTTGAATTATTTCCAAAATCAGTAGCAACATCTTTAGAATTCATATAGTATTTAAAATCTGCATTCTTATCATTTGTAACTATAAGAGTTTTATTTAATGAAGCAATTGTCAAATTCAATTCTTGTTCTAATACTACTTTTATCGGTTCTCTATATACTCCCATTATTCTTTCCTCCTTGCTATTCTGCTTTTATTTTTATTATTTACTAATAATTCTATTTCTTTTATTAATTCAAGTTCTCTTTCTTTTGTTACTTTCATATATTCAAAAACTATATCAAAAGTGCAACGATACTCATATTTTGAATTAATTAATTCATTTAATGATTTTATTTCACTACTTTTTACAACTCCAGCATCAAGTCTGTTGATTTCCCTTCTTGCATTAAAAAGGATTAATTCTCTTAGTTCAATTGCATTTTCTAACGTTTCGTCTTGAGTTTCTGAATATACATCAAATTGAAGTCTTGCTATTATTCTGTATTCAGTAGTTTCAAGATATTTTTCATCTTGTTTTATATATTCTCTTTCTGTATGTCCTCTAAAATCAGCACTATTTATATTTAGCACCTGGTAAGTAGTATAGGGCTTTTTAGGAGGCTTTGTAGCAGTAAAAGCTGGTATAATTTGAATGTTACTCATCTTATTGAGTAGTTCAATTATAAGATTAATCATCTTTTGTACTCCTCTTCAAAATATAGCTTTTTATATCAGCTAGATAATCAAAGTCAGTTACTTCAATTATCTTAAATCTTTCATCTTTTAAAATAGCAATATCCCCTTCTTTTAATTTTTCTTTTGTAAATAATTCCATATCTTTTAGTGTGATCTCACCTTGAGGATAATATTTCAAAGTATCAGATGAAACAGGCATATATACACCTTTTATAATTTTTTCTTTCTCTTCATTAGCTATATATTTCCCTTTTTCCCATCTTCCTTCAACACTTGAAATAATTTTTATATTTGTTTTGTGCTTGCTTAATAAAACAACTTTATCCATTTTACACATCCTTAAAATCCGACAAATACTCTATAGTCCCATTCTCATTTACAATTTGATAACGGATTGATCTTATTAAAAATCTATTGTCAATAAGTGGTTTTGTGTTATTAGCTTGTCCATTTTTAGTTTTTATTTTTAAAGTTTTTGGATTGTTTGGGATTGCCCAAGCTTGAGCGGTAGCAATACTTTGAATTATTAAGCCTCTTATAGTTTCTCCTACTCTCATAAGTGCAGGTTTCCCTTTTATGATTCCTTTCACAACATCAGCAACAGCCGTTTTTATTAAGTTGCCTATATATTCTTTATTACTATCCAAAGCATTTCTCATAAATGGACGAGCAGGTATACTAGGAGTCCCAAACTCATTATATATTGCATATTCAAGAATACTTGTTTTTCCATCTTCTCCTGTTAAGCTTTTATCAATAGCTAATATTCCAATTTCTACAGTATGTTTACTTAAATATTCCATTTCTTGACAAATTTCTACAATTGTCATATTTCTATAACTCCAAATAAGTCCTTTACTCCTCTTATAAAGTTGTCAGATTGTTCTATTTTATTTAAAAAAGTATAATTTATTCCTCTTATTCCATAGCTCTTTAATCCTTCAGCATTAGAAAGTTCTTCCTTTATTGTTGAGCAGATGAACATTAATAGATTTTCAGGTAATTCATCATAGCCAGCTATATATTCTATTTCTACATAAGAATCTGTTGTTATAATTTCATCAAATATTACTTTTCTATTTACAAAACTAAAAGGGAGCTTTTTACAGCCACTTTTAGCGTTCAATACCCTTTCAATTTTCTTTCTAGGTAAGAATACATACTTTTTATTAAGTCCACTAACTAAACTTGTTATTTGCCCTTTTACAAGCTCATAACCCAGTATTACTTCTATTTTTTTTATTACTGCATTGATATAAAAATTTAAAAGCTTTTCATCTTCAATGTTTGTGAGCATTTTAGCAATTTCTAAATCATATTTAATACTCATTTTTTCTCCTTGCTAGAACTTTAAGAGGGAATAATCCCTCTTAAATTATGCTTTTTTCTTCAATTTTAAAATGTTTTCAGGTAATTGAACCCCTAAACCTACGCCTTTTTCCATATAGTATTTTGTATATCCCTTAGAAGTCACTTTATCCTCTAATCTCATTGTCATAGCATTATTTTGAATCCCTAATACTGCTGTACTTAAATCTGCAAAAACTCCAATCATTTCGTTAGCTGTTGCTGTAGCTATTGATTTTAATCCTGCATTTTTTGAAGTGATTAGAATAACAGGTCTAGTCATTAAAGTTCTTGTATTTCCATTATTTAAGTCAGTTATATAGAAATCTTTTTGTTTATTTTTCAATTTTGCAATAGCTGCCCAAGTTTCAGAAGTCATGTACCACTTTGCATTTCTTGCAACTTCCTCATCTAGTGCATAGTAAGCACTTATTAATGAATCAACAAATGTTGTGTCATCAGTTGTATCTATTTCAATTTCTTGTGTTACTTTGTTATCTTTTAAAATTCCAGTAGGCATATTTGTCCCTGTTCCATTAAATAATGCATCTGCTAATCTTAAAGATAAAGCATATTCAACTCTTTTTATTAAGAAATTAGCATATCCTACAAAGTTGGTAGCAAGTAATTTGTTAGTTACTTTTGGCATTGCATACAATGAATGTAATGCTATAACTACATGGTCAATTTGAGATACAGAAGTTTCTTCTCTGTCTGCTTCCTCTCCTATCCAACCAGTTTCTGGTAAACCTGCAACTTCTCTTGGAATTGTTAAACTTCCATCTGTTATTGGAATAAACTTTATATCTCCAAGTGCTGAATTTTGCTCAACTAATCTTTCAAGTATTGTATTTACATACTGTGTTTTAATAGCTTTTGATGTATTAGTTGTATTAGCAGGATCTGCTGAAAAATTTAATTCTGTTGTTGAATTAAAAACAGTTTCTGTTGCTTTTCCATTTTTTTCAACTTCTTGTATCATTGCACTAAATTGTTCAGCAACTGTAACTTCTGCTGGAGTAGCTTTAAAGTCTGCTTTTAATCCTTTAATAACTTCATTAAACTCAGTCATTTGCTTTTCAATTTCAGCTTTAAATTCTCCATTTAATTCAGTTTTAATTTCTTCAAACTTTGAATTAATTTCATTGAATTTAGTAGGTAAATTTTTGATTTCTTCTGGTGTTCCAGCTTCCAATAACTCAGTTTTAAAGTTTGCTAATAATTCAGCCATTAATAATTTTAATTGTTCCTTATCCATTTGTTCTATTCCTCCATTTTCTCTATTAAATACTCTTGTTACTTTACTTCCTTTTACTGCTCCCTTGGGTGTTAAACTTCCCTCATGAGCTTCAAACTTATTTATATCTATGTAATACTTACCATTTTCACTATATTCTTTATAATCTACAATGTTCCCACCCACTGACATTTCAAAAGGTAGCTTCATTTCTTTCATAAGCGAGTATAACTTCACAGCTTCAGGATTTATATAATTTCCATTATCATCTTTTGATAAATG